TTATTTGGTTGGATTGAGTGGTTTTTCTTTTCTGATGTAATGTTGAGTGGTTCGTGCAGAAGTATGGCCAAGTTGTTTTCTTGCGCGTTCATCATCAATCATTAATGAAAGGTCTGTTGCTGCTTTAGCGCGAAGATCTCTCAATTGCACTTGGTTGATCTCTTCTGCTAGCTCTTTATATTTTCTTGATGCCGCATTACGGGTATCTTTGAAGTAATCTGTAAGCGATCTCCGCTCGAGCTTTCGTCCCCATTTATTCGTAAATAGGAACTGATTTTCGTCAGTGATCCGCTTGTCGATAATCTCTTTTAGTTTACCTATAACTTTAATAGCAACACGTTTACCTGTTTTTTGCTGTGTAATATGCAGTAAATCGTTGTAGATGTGCGAACTATGGATTTTTACCACGTCTATTGGACGTTGTCCGGTTAAGTACATCACATCCATAATATCCTTCATATCTCCTGTTGCGCAGTCGTAGATTTTATCTAGGATATAATCTTCGATGTACACATCACGATAATTCACTTTGAATTTTTTAACCCCTGTAGATGGACTAATCTTTTCAGTGTACCCCCATTCTCTCGCCATGCTCCAAATGTGGCCAAATAACCCAACTTCTATATTTGCGGTTGGTTTAACGTCTTTTCTCCAATATAGATATTCACGAATGTGTATAGGCTCTATTTCATCAAGGGTAAATGGTGGATCTTGGAAGTATTGGCGTAATTTCTTTATTGCCTGAATGTTTGAGTTTCGAGTATTCTTCGCTTTTTTAAGTGGCACAACTTCTTTTTCATATCGTTCAAGCACTTCAATAAACAGAATATTGTCTTTCTTCGTGAGATACTGCATATTCAGCTTTGCAGCTTCCAGAATAGCAATATGCTTATCTTTTCCTAAAGCAACTTCTTTTTTATCGGCCATCGTGTAGTAGTAATAAACTACGATTGAGCCGTCCGCTCTTTTGCGATTTCGGCACACCAAACCTTGTGGCAATCCTTGATTAATTCGTTTTCTTGGACGTGCCATAATATCCCCCTTACTAACTTAATACTGCAGACCGTCTTCTTTCCTTTGTTTGTGTAATCGGCTGCACTTTCTCACCTTTCAAAATCTTGTCACCATCAGATCGTAACACAAGCGGGAATTTTCTATTTCCTTTTGGGCGAAGAAAAGGAATTCCGAATTCATTTAAGCTTTTCATCTGATATTTAGGACAAATATATCCAGTTATTAACGCTAATAATTCTGGACTGCAGTATTCGTCAAAAAATTCTCTTTCCATATAAACTCCAAAGAAACCGCTCATAAGAGCAGTTAATTAATTCGTTGAATACTAAAATAGCATGCGTGCAGTAGCTCATTTTGCTCAATATATGTTGCAGTTGGGAATAATTGAGTCATGAGTTTAACCGCTCTATCTTTGTCTTGTTTTAAGTTAAATGATAAGGATATTGTTATATTTTCCCCAATCATACTGCACATAGATGTAGTGTTCCTTTTTATAAAACCGAACACAAGTCCTTGATCTAATCCAAGTTTAAAGCCAAAACTTTCAAATCTTTTGATTATTTCTTGTTTAGTCATATTTACTCCAATAAAAACCGCACATGAAAGTGCGGTCAGATTTTTTTTGAATGCTACCCCCCAAGATAAGGCATAGGACATTCCCAAATGTAATTTTTAAATTCGATACATTTATCTAAAGTTAATACGCCTTTTATGATTTCTAACTCTTGATTAAATGCTTGCCCCCATTCAAACCCATAAAACCTAAAATCAACATTAAATTTTTTGCTTAATTCAATCATTTCAGGAGGACTTAATACCCATGCAGCTGAGATTGGTACGACAACGATATACCCATTCTCAAACTCATATCCCTCAATGATTTCATTTGAGTTGTCGCAAAAAACACGTCGAGCCCCTTTGATTGCTTGCCCTCTAATGTTTTTGATTTCTAATGTGCCCAATTCATCAATGTCACACTCGCAACCTTCAATGCACTCCGTTAAAAAATGCGTTATATCAGCGGATTCGCCTCTAACTTTTAAATCTCCTACACACCAATTTGGCATAATTTATTCCTCCGGTGGTTGTGGTAGTGGTTGCCAGTGGGTTACTTCATCATCTGTAAACTCAGTAAATCCGCACAAGTCTGCATCGTAAAATGCAACCTTCACAGGTATGTCATATTCCGGGCAATATGCGATAAAAAAGCCATCTTCACTTGGAGGGCAAGAGTCATACTTAATCCAGTTGCCATCTTTCGGGTAATCTACAATTTCTGGTTTTTCAAGGACGTAATCAAAATCGGAGCAGCGCTCATCTTTCTCCTCTTCGGTTAACGTTTTTTTCTTGCATTTCGCTTTACCTAAAACCACACCATAAACAGCATACGGTAAATCATTAATCTCATAATTTTCGTAATCGTCCATGTCGTCTGCAAATTCGTGAGCCTCGACAGCGCCAGCCAAACAAGTCTCTCTTGCTTGCTCTAATGTTTCACACAAATTAATAATATGGATATCGTTTGATACATCTACTGAAAAATATTTGGTCATTTTTTCCACCTTTTTTGCTTAAAATAAAAGGCGCTCACTTGGAACGCCTATTGGATTTGTTAAATATTGATTTACTGCTTTGTAAATATCCACTATTAATTCAAGTGGAATGTTCGATCTTTCATTGTATGATTTTGAAAAATCCTCCCATTGTTGCTGAGGCTTTGATTTATGATTGTTTCGTAATCCAAGATTAATATTGCTCTTAAATCTTGTTGGTTTACGCAAAGGGTAGTTATACAAGTTATAGTGCGCCAAATTATCAAAAGGAATCTGAAAATTGAGAATATCATTTACATAATGCCAAATCTTGCTGCTTGCCGGATTTTCTATTACATAAACTTTCGGATTGTAACGTTTGATAATTTCTATTGTATTGTAAATACAAAGTTCACCATTAATGCGGTTTAGGAAAGAGCGGTCATATTTAAATTGAACGTGCGGTAAATCATAATCCGCACGACTTCTAACCGTAAATTTTGATAACTCACGATTTACTGCGCCAGTTTCCTGTTTCCAACTTGCATTTCCTCCCCACATCGCACTTGCAACCGACCAACTCTCGCAAGGTGGACTAGCTATAATCAAATCAGGTTTAGGCAATTTATCAAGTTCATCAAATAGCTTGTTATCGCCAAACATACGACTGTAATCAGCTAAATTAAGATTAATAAAATGGTTATTTTTACTCTCAATATCTATGCCGATAGGGTAGATTTCGATTGACTGATTGGATGACTGATTAAATAGCTCTGCACCTTACGTATAGCAACCATTGCCGCTATCGAATAATGCCCAAACAATCATATCAATCACCCGCTTTATGGTTTACCTTTGCCATATTAACAACTGGCAACATATCAACCAGCGGTCGCTGTAAACTAGCTTGGTGCTGATTATGGATATTATCTTCAGCCCATTGCAGAAAATCTTTTACATCAGTTTTTTTTCTTCCATCTAGCGATACATAGCACTTAGATAGTCTAATTAACTCATTTCTAGTTCCGCTATTAAGTAAAACCCAATACTTTTTAACATTTTCAATAGATTCAGAGGCATGCTCATCAGTTGTTGGCATTAGGTTGTATTTAAAAGAATCTTCAAATAACTCTTTAAACAACGAATAAGGAATGCTCACATTAATCTCATTCATTTTTGCCCCTTGTTCTTATCTGTGTAATTAACTAACTCACGGATTTTCTCACGCACAAGCTCAAGAGCCTTTTCTAAACTCCGTTCTTTTTCGTGTAATTCCGCTAATTCGTGTTCTGCTTGTTCTTTGTTCATTCTTCCACCTAAAAGAAAACCGCCTTATTTAGCGGTCTCAATCATTCTTAAAATACGGCTTTGACTTTCCATTACAAGAAAGACTTTCTTGGTTTTAAGGACGATATATGCTCCCTTATCTTTTGGGCCAACAACATGAATATCATCAACATCAAGCTCTATCGGTTTGTTATCAAAGTGCGTTAAAGTTATTTTCTTGCCCATAACTCACCCCTAGAATGGAATTCCATCGCTAAAGTCACCACCTTGTTCAGCCATTGCACTTAATGGATTTGGCTTAGCCTTGCCAGATTTCGCTTGTTTCGCCTCATCTTGGCGACCACCTAACATCTGTAAGTTATCGCCTTGAATTTCTGTGGTGTAACGGTCTTGTCCGTTGCTATCTTGCCATTTACGGGTTTTTAATCGCCCCTCAATGTAAACTTGTGAGCCTTTATGTAGATATTGACCTGCGATTTCGGCTAATCTGCGGTAGAGTACAATCCTATGCCATTCTGTTTGTTCTTTACGTTCACCAGTGCTTTTATCCGTCCAGCTTTCACTTGTTGCAACTGTAATATTCGCAACCTGTTCGCCATTTGGCATTGTGCGGATTTCAGGGTCATTTCCTAAAAAGCCAACAATGATTACTTTATTAATTCCAGCCATTAGCTCATTTCCTTAATTAATTGTTGATAATATTCTTGAGCGGCATTAACTCGCTCTTTAATTTCTTCGATGATTTTGTCATCACGTTTAACCGTAACGGTTGTAATGCGTTTTGATTGTGGTATTTGCTCCACTAAATCAATGTATCGTGTCGGGTCGTCATAGCTTGATAATTGCTCGTATGGAGTAGGTAAGAGTACAAAGTCAATTTGAGCTTCTTCGCAATCCCATAGCCACATATAGCCTTGCATTTGGATTGTGTAACCAGCTTTTTTCGCTTTTTCTTCCGCCTCATCGGTAAAGAATGGGTGAGAGCCAATATCCCACGAGCATTTTGTATCAATGATTAGTTTCCTGGTTGGAACGTAAATATCACATTCACCAGTAATCCAATCGTTTTCCCGTCTTTCTTCGTTTTTCTTTAATGCTAATCCACGCTTGCGACCGCTTAATTTAATAGCTTGTTCTTCAAGTGCGATACCTTTCTCAGTGTACTTGTTGCCCTCAAAATCTTGATATCCAAACAGGTCATATTTAACTATCTTTCTCACCGCACTTTTAGCAGTGGCAGATATACCGCCACCGCTTTTCGGTTTAACCATTAAATCAGCAAGCCAAGAGCATCTAGCTTTCAGCTTGTACATTTCCATTTTCAAGCGCCTCTAATTCCGCAATTTGTTCTTGACTAAACTCATAAGCTCCGCTATCGCACAAGTCTTGTAGAGTAGTTTCACCGTTGATAATGCTTTGTTTGCAGTTATTAAACGTTTCATCATCTACAACCGTTACAAAGCTCGCATCTTGAATATTGTCTGCGTAGTTGAATTCTTGATTTTCAGCATCTTTCACAACTGCTTGATCGGCTAATACTGCTTGTTGCATTTCAACCGATAATGGAGCTTGTTTTGATAGTAATAACTTCATCACAGTTTTTAATGCCATCGCCTCGAAGTTGTCAGCCCAAACGCTTGTTGCCCATTGTCCTTTTGCTTTCTTGTCAAGGTAAGTGCGGTAAGTTTGAGAATAGCGTTGTGCGTGTTGATCAATTTCCGCCTCCGTCATATATAATTCAGCAGTAAAGCTATTTAACAACTCGAAGTAAGCGTAATATCCAATAGGCTTTTCTTCTTGCGTTGGTTTTTGTTTCCAGTCAAACACATAGCCATTAATTGGATCTTCTTCGATTAATTGCTTTTCATACACTGGAACAGCGACCAATCTTTTAAACTGCCCAGAACGTTGAGCAAGTTGAATTAATCCTTTGTAACCAAGTTGAAATTGAGCCTCTACTTTTCGCTCTTTGTTATTCCTAAAAGGTACGATATAGGCGAAACCTAAACCGTTTTGAAGTGGTAGGTTAAGCGTTGCAGCCATACAAGCCGCATTAAAAATACTTGTCGGATCGGCTGTTCTTAGCATTGTGTTACTGTTAGCAATCTGCATTACGCTTGTCGCAAAGGTTGCTGAATTCTTTCCGACTAACTGTTCAATTTTTGTTTTGATAATCGGATTATTAAAAAGCTCCCGAAGTGTTTTAGGCTTAACGGGAGCTTGTACTTGTTGATTTTGATTTGTCATTTTGTTTCACCTTTATCGGTTAATCGTTGAGAATATATCCTTTTCGATAATCCTCTTCTAATTGCTCTAATCTATCTTCTGCCATAGCAGTCAGAATTTTAATTCGCATTTCTTCATAATCAGTGCCAAGTGCGACCGCCTTTATAAATTCATCATCATTAAACGTATCATCATCAAAGGTATTGATAACATCATCATAATCAAGCATCTTCTCTCTAAAAACACAGATAACATCATCATCACAGTTAGCGATATTTTCTTTAATTGCTTCTATTTCCATTTCTACCGCTCGATTGTAGTCATCTTCTTTGCTGCACTGTTTATCCCAATCATTGAACGTTTTGCGTTCCCATTCGGCTATTATGCTCATTTATCAGCACCTCAATTTTTCCAAAGTATTCTGTTAATTCGTCAAACGTAGAAATTAAAGCTCTGCGACCTTGCCACACCATATCTTTAGGCGGTGCGAGCAGTCCGCTGTGAACTACGCTTTGTTTTGTGTATAGGTAGAATTTAAACTGGCGATGTAAATCAGCGCTTGAGAAGTAAACCTGTCTTTCATCTTCTGGCTGGTTTAATCTTTGCTTGGTGTAATCCTTAAACAACTCCAAAGACTTAACCCAAGACTTCATCATTCGAGTTCTGCCAGCCTTTTTCATTTTGTCGCTAGTACCTTTAGGCTTTCTTTGTTTCTTCCCGTATAGCGGTAATCTGACCTCATTCATAGCGTTAAAACGTTCAATTTGTCGGTTAATTAACAAGATTGCGTTTTTTTGTGAGCGTTGCGGATATGTAGAGTGATTAATCACTCCATTAATGATTAGACTTGCGATAAAAAAACGTCTTTCGTTTCGGTAATCTTAACTTCTGATGTGTATCTAATTCTTGGCATCGTCTAATTCCTTTTGTTTTTGTTCTGTGTAAGCTAGAGCCTCTTGTTTAGCTGGCTCGGTTAAATTTGGTTGATATTGCCCATGTTCGGCAATCCACTGTATGCGAGCTTGTTCACGCTCTAATGCTGTTGGTTCGCTTGCTTGTGCTGCTAGTGCAGTTAGCATTGTCATAGCAACTAGGCAGATTGAAAGGATAGTTGCGATTACATAAGCGGTTGTTTTAAGAAAATTGATTAACTTGTTCATAGTGTTTACCTCGTATGGTTAAGAAATATTGGTTAAAAAAATCCCTCCAACGCCAAAGTGTGAAAGCAATTGGAGGGTATAACCAATCTAAAGGAGATTTTTTTAATTATGACTAATGCTGTTTCCAGCTAAATCCGCTCTCGTTCAATCAATTATTCAAGAAGATTGAGCTTTAATTCGCTATTTGAAAGCGGATTGAGATGGAGGCTCTTTTGGGATTTGAACCCTGTGTCATTTTCCATAACGCTACCGTGTTTTTGTACCGTGTCGGTTTCCACAACCAACGAAACAAAGAGCCATTTCAAAGCACACTTCTCTCTATCATTCGCAACGGTTTCACGTGCCGTTGTGTCTCTGTACTTCAAATGTGCTTTAGAATGGTGGATGGAGTGGGAATCGAACCCACATTACAACACTTATCTGGTGTTTGCCTTGCGGAGGTATAAGCTCCGCCCCTAATCCAATATTGGCAATCCATCCTTTTTTGTCCCCACTGCGACTAGACTTTCTGTAACAGTCAGTTTCTCACTGGTCTCATCTTTCAGTGGGAATTCCATTTACTCTCATTATGTAGGGTAGGGCTTTTAATCTACACGACCGCATAATGCCGTTATGAGCAAACTTCTTGTAATCTGATTTTTAAAGAGCGATTTAAAATTTTTATTCAAGCCCACCGCAATGGGCTTAGTAAAAACTTTATAATTTTTTAATTTCTTCCAGTTTCACAGGGAACCAATAGCATTCATTGTTTAAGTGGATAAATCTTTCTGATTTCACGTCTTTAACGCCTTTGGCGAAACCGATGATTTTGTATGGGCCAAACTTAACTCCGTTTTTATTTGTGTAAGTAACAAGCTCATCAACTACAAAATCACAACCATTTGGAGCTTTATCGCTAATTCCTTTTTTAAAGTTTAAAATCTCAATCATTTTGTTCACCATGTGTATCTCGTTTTGATGGGTGTATTAAACCATAAGTTTATATTTATGTAAACAAGAAATTTAATAAAATAAACAGAAAATTTGTATCGATATAAACAAGTGATTGATTTTTAAATAAATCTTAGCTTTAAAAATTTTTCTATTTGCTTATTTTTTGAGCGATTTAATGTTGATTTTTTGGTTGTAATGCGGTTTTTTCTCGATTTTTTATCGTTTTTTCGATCTGTATCGCAAATTTAATAGCTAAAAATAGATCGCACTTTTACTTAAGATATGATTGGCGTGGAAAGGAGGAATGTTATGAAAGAAAAGTTTAGATTATGGTTAGTCTCGCTAAATTGTGACTTGATTAATGATTTAGGTATTGATGAGATTATATCTAGAGTAGATGATAGGCTGGAGATTGTCGCTGCAAGCAAAGAGGAGAGAGTAGTGCTTGAGGATTTAATTAAGTGCTTTAATTCATAAAAGAAAACCGCC